CCAAAGTTTGATAGTCTAAATGATATACGTCAAAGAGCTTTGGTTAACATGGCGTTTAATCGTGGTGGTAATATGAAAACCTCAACCACTATAACTCCTGCTATTAATAAAGCAATTGATAGTGGGAACTGGCAATTAGTAAGTTCAGCAATATCAAGTAGTGAATGGGCAAAACAAGTAGGTACTCGGGCCGATAGGATATTATCCATGTTATTACTTGGGGGTATGCGTGGATAGTATAATCAGAGAAGCTAAATTTAGTTTCTGGAGAGTCGTTTGGGCTTTGTCATTACTTACAACAATTTTATTAACTTGGGCAGACTTACGAGCTAAAGTTCTAATACTAGAAAGTGATATTGTACGTGTATATACTAAACCTGAAATAGACGCAAAGTTACAAGCATTAGCTGATGAGGATAGAATTTTAAAAATAAGAATTAAAAATTTAGAGCATAGATTAGGAATAATCTCAGGAGAATAATAATATGAAAACCTTTCTTAAGAAAAGTGCAAGTAGGATACATGAGGAAGTAGAGGAAGAGGACAAGCGTAGGCTTATGAGGTTAAAAGAAGCAAAGGATAATAAAGATATTAAGAAAGTAGTTGAGATGTGGTCAGAGGAAAAGTTACGTCCTAAGATTCTTTCAGACAAACAAAGAACTGTTATTTATTTAATGACAGACTTCATTCATAATTTTTCAAATAATTATATCTGTGAGCGAGTGCAGATTAGTAAAGAGGAACTTTATAAGTGGCGTAATGATCCAATGTTTCTCAAAGAGTTAGATAAAGAAATTACACGTCGTCGTTCGTTTATTCGTATTCATGCATTCCGTAATGTTCATCGTGCTATCCTACGCGGTGACATGAAGTCTACATGGAACTATCTTAAGATGTCTGGTGATCTTAAAGAGAATATTAATATTACTGATAATACAGGTGAGCAGGAATTAAGTGATGGTGAATTGAATCAGGAAATTCTGAGGTTAACTAAACAATTAGCTGCCTTTGAGCAACCACAAGAGAACTAGTTATGATTGATGTAATTAGTAACATCAATTTAGATACTAAACGTAGACTCAATACGTTACTTAATGAACAAACTCGTAGACTAGGACTATTAGATCTACATTTCTTCTGTAAACATATTTTAGGATATACTGACCTTACACCTAAAACTGGATTTCATGGTGAGTTTTGTGAACATCTCGAGAATAAAGATAATAAGTTTAAGCTTTCATTAACTCCTCGTGGCTCTCTTAAATCCTCAATTGGAACAATTGGGCATCCTATTCAAGAAATAATTAAAAATCCTAACATTAGAATCTTATTAGCTTCTGAAAAGTTTACAATCTCAACAGCATTCTTAACAGAAATTAAAGGTCACTTTGAAAAGAATGAGAAATTTCGTGCTCTATATGGTAATTTAATTGGTAAAGATAAGTGGACAGGTTCTGAAATTACAGTCAGCACCAGAACTAGATGGAGAAAAGAACCTACTATATCATGTGCAGGTATTGATGTTACTAAAGTAGGTATGCATTATGATAGAATAAAAGTAGATGACCCACACTCGGACCAAAATACACAAAGTCAAGATCAGATAGATAAAGTAATTAGATGGTTTAAACTTCTATTCTCTCTACTTGACCCGGGTGGCTATCTTGATGTTAATGGAACAATATGGCATTATGGTGACTTATATAACTATATACAGAATAAGGAAAGAGAAAGACAGAAAAAGGGACGAAAGAAAAGATTCACAGTCTTTAAGAGAACTGCTTTTACAGGAACACAAGATGATCTCTTAAATGATAGAGTAACTAAAGATAAGTTATTATGGCCAGAGAGATTATCTGCCGACTTCCTTAAAGATACTTTAATTGAACAGGGTCCATATATCTTTAGTTGTCAGTATCTTCTCAATCCTATTGATGACGAAACTGCTGTATTTAAACGTAGCTGGATACAAACTTGCACCAAACTTCAAGTTCCTAAGAATCTTAGTATATACTCTACAGTAGACCCAATGCGTGATGAAGAGGGTAAAGATTATCTTGCAATTACAACATGTGGTATGGATGAGAATTGGAGAGTATACATATTAGATGTTCGTAGATTAAAAGCAGATGAACATGATACTGTTGATGAAATGTTTAAAGTATACAAGAAATGGAATCCAATTAAGATAGGATTTGAATCAGTTGCTTGGCAAAAGACTTACTATAATTATGTTAAGATGCTTCAGGTTATGCGTAACATTAGAATGCCTATCGTTCAATTAAAGACAGATACAAAAGTTTCTAAGCGTATGCGTATCAAGAGTATGGTGCCTTATTGGAAGGCTGGACTATTTACAATTGTTACCAATAAAACTCTAGATACTTTAGAAGGAAATAAAGCTGTATTAGTTGATGAACTAACCCGATACCCCAAAGTTACAAATGATGATTGTATTGACGCTTTGGCTTATATAAATCAATTAACACGTAGGCCCGGAGTCCTCCAGATTTTAAACAAGATTTCTCCCAAATCCTTTAAGGGTATCAAAAATAGAATACGTAAGCCAAAGAACAAACTTGGTATTTATAATATACGCGGGGGAGTTCATGCCAACTAATAAATATAAAGATGATAAGAAAGTTCATTCACTTGATAGTGATGAAGTAACTATGTGGTTAAATAGAATTAATATGTCTCTCAAATGGCGCGAACCTTATGAGAAAGTTTGGAATAGGGTTCTTGATTACTTTAAAGGAAAGTACTTTAAGATACTAACAGAGGATGAGCAGATTTGTGTTAACATGGTTTATCCCCATGTTAAAGTAGTTATACCTTCAATCTATTCTCGTAATCCAGATGTTATAGTTGTGCCTAGGCGTAAAGAAGCCTATAGTGATGACTTAATGCGTAAACGGGCAGAGATAATGCAGAATCTCCTTCGTTACCTATTAAAGAGTTTGGATGTTAAAAGTGAAATTAAACTTTGTATCCTTGATGGTATATTAACTGGACATGCTTGGGTAAAAACCGGATATGATACAGAATTTGAAAAATATAACGAAGAGGCTAAAGAAGGTAAGAGTGTTATTTCCAAATTATTACAAAAGCTGGGGATTAACGAGAAGGGTGAAGAGGATGAGGAACAGGGTGAATTTCAGTCTAATGAAAAAATTGTTTCAGAAAGGCCGTGGGCATTAAGAACTTCTCCGTATGATATGATTGTTCCAGCATTAAGTAGGCGTCCAGAAGAATTAGGCTGGATATCTGAGAGAATTATCAAGCCATACGAAGAAGTAATGGAAAATGAAAACTATGATACAGATGGATTGAAGCCATCAGCTAATGGAAATGAACTACTTGCTTCTCTTCGTGGTAATAAGTATAATAAAATTCCTTTAGCTGATGACATTAAATATTCTGTACTTTATGAAACATGGTGTGGAGAATCTGGACAAGTTTATACTTTTGCAGAGGGACATAGGAAAGCATTAGAGGTTAAAGATTCCGAATATACAATGTTAGATTCTAGGTATCATCCTTATGTTATGTTAAGATTCAATGAGACTCCGGATGAATTCTATCCTATGAGTGATATTGAACCAGCAGAACCTCAGATACTAGAACTTAATGAAACTCGTTCTCAAATGGTTACGCATAGGAGAAGGTATAATAGAAGGTATGTAACCAAGCCGGGAGCTTTTGACCCGCAAGCTAAAGCAGATTTAAAAGCAGGAGCAGATGGGACAATTGTTGAACTTACGCCTACATACGCAGAAGATCCAATTGATGCAATTGTTTATCCAGTTCAAGATGCTCCATTACCTCCAGAAGTATACGCTGTCGAGACAAGAGTTAAAGACGACATCTATACAATTCTAGGAACTAGTGATTATGCTAGTAGAGCTAGTGGTGGAGCTAGAACCGCAACAGAAGCATCTATTATTTCTTCCCAGACACAGAATCGTGTTCAAGAGAGAATTGATTTAATCGAATCTTTTGTTAATAGGATTGTTCGTAACCTTGCTCAAATATCTCAGAAATATTTAGATGCTGAGTTACTTGAACCAATCTTAGGAGAAGATGCAATTTTCTGGGTTCAGCTACATAGCCGTAAAGAGATTCAAGGTGAATACTCATATAGTATAGTTTATGGTTCATCTACTCCAATTAATAAAGATGTTGATAGGTCACAGTTTATGCAGTTCTACGCAATGGCTAAAGATGATCCGATGTATGACCAAGAAAAATTAAGGTTAGAGTTAGTTAGGAAGTTTGACCTTGAGAATCCTGAGACATGGTTGGTTACAGAACTACAAGATCAATTAGAACAAACTAGAACTATGGCATTAAAGAATGTTATGTTGGGGGACGGGGCTTCCACCAATGCCCCACAATCGCCTCAAAGCCTCGGACGTGTTCCTAGACCAGATAGCGGCCAGAAATTACCTACGGGGCAACCTGCGGGGCTTGGAGCGGCACGAGCGTTAGAGCCTGAAGTGCCCGGCGGTACTGGCGGAACTAACTTAGCATGAAACCACTACAATTATTAGGTACTAATAAGAGATTAGAAGCTTTATTGGATATGGGTATATCTCCTGGTGAGGATGATAGTTATGAAGTTCAAGCACAGAAGTTATTAAGACAAAAAGATCAATTAGTAAATAATACTAAGAGAAACGCATTTGATAGATTAGAGTCATTGATTCAAACAGCTAGGCAAGATAGTCCACCAGAAGGTCCACTTAGTCCATTAAACTTTGCAACACAAACACTAGCTAAGATTATTCCAGCTCCAAGTGAGTTTACTCCTGATAATAGTATTAAGGCTGTACAAGAGATAGCAAAGCATCCAATAGCTTCATTAAAGCAGGCTGTATTAAATGGTCCTCCTGACCCTACTACAGTAGCAGCATTCTTATTACCAGGTGCTGCACTTAAAGCATATCGAGAATTTACTCCTCTTGCTGCTAGAACATATATTCATCATATGGCAGGAGTGCCTACACCATTTAGTCATGTTACAGAAACAGAGCGCGCTGCATTAACACAAATGGCACAGGATAGAATAGATCAATTACTTAGAACTCAACATGCTATGGATACAGCCAAATCACATGCATTACAACAAGTTAATAAAATAAAATTAATGAATGATGAACAATTATTACAATTTGGAAGAGATGAAAATATGTTTAATAATAATATATACGTAGATAAAGACTATTCAGAAAGGCATATAAGGAATATACCTACTGACGAACTTAGAGAACTAATTATAAAGAAATATAAAAGAGATAGATTAAGTGTATTTAGGGATGCTATGAATGAAAAAACATTCGATTTATCAAGTGTTGATAAAGCGGATAGAGAGAATGTTGCAGAAGAGTATAGGCGTATTACAGGGAGACCTATTCAATCATTTGGGGTACATAGTGATGAATTTTCAACTGCTTTAGGTAAAACATTTGTTGAGCCTATGGTAGATAAAGCAACAGGTAGAATAGTACCTAAGTCAATTAAAGATACTTATAAGTTTTACCCAGATGTTTATCAATATGCTAAAGGGCATGGTAGAAATATATTAAAAAAACTTTGGGGACATGAAGATTGGGAATCCCCAAATCTTTTAGATCGTATATATGAAAATTTGAAGATGTCGCTTAGTACATCTTCAAATGCTCCTTTAGGTATATGGGCTAGAAAGCTAGGTATGCGTAGACCTACATCTATTATTGATATTCCATTGACCAAACCGCCGCCCATGAATGCGTATGATAAAGCAGCTATACTATTGGGAGCCAAATCATTAGCAAGTAAAAAGGAATAGATATGCCAATATATTGCTTTAAATGTCCTCGTGGACATAAGATAGAAAAGGTAAGAACTACACCATATAAAAATGTTAGGAGGTTCCGATGTGAGAAATGTGGATTATGGCTAACACGAGACTATGTTACGGAACATGCTACAGGTAAGCATCAAATAAATCTAGATTACAATAATGACCCAATTTCACATTTATCTAGAAAGAGATCATTTAAAGGTATTTGGACTGAGAACCTGACTCCTGAACCTGTTTTAATTAAGGATGCAGTTCAGTACCAAAAACTTTTAAAGGATACTAATTCTAGGGAGAAGAATGCATAATGAATAAGAAGAATGTTGAAGCGGGTGAGGAAGATACTTCTAATAATGAAGATGATTCCACAGATGATAAAGAGTCTGAGGAAACAGATTCTACAGTAGAAGATAAGTCCTCTAAAGAAGGTGGCAAGGGTGATGAGGATACAGATGATAGTGAAGATATTAGTAAAATATATTTCACTAATCCTGATTCTCTTGACCCTAAGTTAAAAGGCGCGTTTAAAAAGATGCAAGGTGTTTTCACCAAGAAAATGCAGGAAGCTGCTCTTGGTGTAAAGAAAGCCTCTGCATTTGATCAATTAGTATTAGACCCTGAATTCCGTGCATGGATGGAAGAGAGACATAATCGAGCAAATGGGAAAACTTCATCTAAGAAAACATCTAGAGAAGAGGATGATTCTGATGATGAAGATGATGATACTCCTATGACTCGTAAAGCTCTTCGTGCGGAACTAGAGGGATTGTTTAAGAATATTGCACAAGAGGGTACTAAGAAAGAACAAGCAGAAGCAATGAGAACTGAAGCAGCACAATTTAAGAAAAGTAACCCTGATTGGGAGATATATAAAGAGCCAATGATGGCATTGATTGAAAGACACCCTACTCTCAGTTATCAAGATGCTTATGACTTAGCAGTTAGAGAAGATAATAAAAAGACAAGTAGTAAAGAAACTAATGAGACAAAGAAAAGAGCAAATATTAATAAGCCAAATAAGGTTACAGGTAAGACAACTGAGAAGAAGGGTAAGATGACTGTTAGAGAAGCATTTGATCTCGCTAAAAAATCCTTAGGTATATAATAGGAGTTAAACATGCATATTACTGGTGGTCAGTTATTGCTATTGTTCTTTATGTCAGGTTATTTTTATCTGGCTGTAAGGACAAAATTCTTTTCATCTGCATCTAGTGTTATAGCTAATCCTAGTTACGATGCATTACTTTCAACTACTATTGCAAATTATCGAGATACGTTTGCAGATGATTTGAGTCAGAGTTATTTTCTTTTATACTGGTTAACTACTCAGGGTAGGAAGATTCATGAAGATGGTGGTGAGAGTATTGTTGTTCCACTTATGTATGGTAAGAATCAGACTGTAAAATCATATGATGGTTATGAGGTACTGGATACTACTCCGCAGGAAGGTCTTACTGCTGCTAAGTATCCTTGGAAGCAGGTTGCTGGTAGTATTGCAATTTCAAGGAAAGAAGAAAGGCAGAATTCAGGGGAACAGCGTATTATTAATTTGTTAGAGTCTAAGATTCAACAGGCTCAGATTAGTATGCGTGATTCTCTTAATGCTATGACTTTTGCTGATGGTACTGGTAATAGCTCAAAAGATATTCTTGGCTTACAGCTAATTGTTGAGAATGGTGCAGTTTGGGGTTCATTAGGTGGTATTGATAGGAGTGATGTACTCAATACTTGGTGGCGTAATCAGTGGATTGGTACTGTTGGTGCATTTGGTAATACTGTTACTGGTAATGGTATTGTTAAGATGCGTTCACTCTATAATCTTTGCTCTCGCGGTAATGAGCATCCTGATTTTGGAGTGACTACTAGGGCAGTATTTGAAAATTTTGAGAACTGTCAGGTTAATAATCAGCGATTTGTTGATTCTCGTATTGCTGATTCTAACTTTGAGTTACTTAAATTTAAGGGTATGATTCTAGGATATGATGAACAGTGTGTAAGTGTTGCTGCTGATGCACTGTATATGTTAAATTCCTCATATCTTGCTTTTGTTGTGGATAAGGAAACTGACTTAATTACTACTGACTTTGTACGTCCTGAGAATCAGGATGCTAAGGTTTGTCAGATTTTACTTATGGCAAATCTTGTTGCTAGTAACTGTGCTCGTCAGGGTGTTATGGATGGTATTTCTTAAGCTAATATAACTAATACCGCAGTATTGGAGGTTAACATGTTATTTCAGAGGATTAGTCGTAGAAATCCTGAAAGGGTTTTTGGAATCTTTCAGAATATTAATGCAACTTCAATGGTAGATGGTGATGTTGTAGTTTTAAATGTTACAGCAACACCTACTCTACCGGGGACAGAAGTATTAAAGGCTACCGCACTTTCTCAGGTTACTGTTATTGGTGCTGTTGCAGGTACCATTGCATCTCTTGATTTTGGTACTGTTCAGATATATGGGTATCATCCTGGAGTTAAAACAACTCAGGCAGCATTAGCTGCTGGTAGTGTTGTATATTCTAATGTTGCTAATGCAGCAGAGGTTAATGCGGGTGCAATTGTTCGTGCAGATATTGGTACTATGTTAGGGGTATCTGTTATTTTGGGTGCAGCTAATAAAGCACCTGTCTTTATCAAGTGTATGGGCGGATAATAAAATGACAAAAGACCCCACAGAAGAAATTGTATTATTCAGATGTTTAAGTTGTCATAGATTATTGCATACTCGTATAATACAAAAATATGGGAAATGTAAGTGTGGGGGGAGACGTATCTGTGGGGCTTCCCCTGTCACACTTATTGAAAAAATTCAGGTATTTTATTGGGAATTAACTGTGAGGTAATAAAATGTTTGAAGAGGATAAGGAAGAGCCAGCAACTGTAATAATTACTAGTGTTAGTGGTCAAGGTTATGATATTAAGAATATTCCTGGGTTTAAGCGTAAGCAATTGATTGATAGTGGGGATATTAC